AGGTTAGGCCACCAACTAGTTTATAAATACTTTCGTTAAATAAATTTTTATTTTGATTTGTGAGCGCATCCCACGCTAAAGCTATACGATTTTTTGCCATTATAAAAGAATTTTATTCAAAGATATATAAATTTTTATTAAAATGTGAAAAATTCTTTAACAAGTCCTATGCTTTCCATTTCATGATATCTAACTGCATCCATAGCATGATTGTATTTATCAATAGGTTTATTTAAAGCATCGCCTGTTTTTTTATCTTTTGCCCAAGTGTATTTTTGAAATTCATCTATTAGGTTAATTGATTTTGAAGTAACTAAATAATTTTCCTTTTGCATTATTTGAATTCCATAATTAATACTATCAGCTCCTTTTGTAACTGGTAAAGCATTAACTTTAAACTTCTTTAATTCATCAATACTTTTAGGTTCTGCACTATCACAAAAGCAAGGTAATCTAGTATCTATTTTTGTTGATATTGATTCATTGCTTAACCCTCTTGAATAACATATTTCATTTAAAATCCTTTTATCATTCCATTTATAAACTTCAATTATTGCAGTTGGATCATTTGAATAGCCAAAATCTAATCCATAACCCAATAATCTTGCACCCTCAGGAATTGTATCTATTTCACCCCAATTTGAATAAACAACCCCATCTAATGAACCAATCATACCAAGTCCGTAAACTTTCCATTTATTAGCCCAATATTTATTTTTAATATTTTCGTCTTTAAAAAGTAATTCAAATGGTAAATTAGGATTATGAAATCCTTTTGTTTTATAATCCAATATAGAATCTACTTCGCTTTGTGGTAAATATTCATTATCCTCAAAAGTGAGAGTAATTAAATTATTTTCATTTATATAGTCATCACCCCAAAATAAACAATCTGGGTTGTAATCAATTATGGTTAACTTTGAACGGGATATAAATTGAACTGCTGTGTCAATTTCTAATTTGTCCGCTTCATTTATGTAAAGAATATCACGTCTAAATCCTTTTCCGACATCGTTTGTATCTGCTCCTAAAAAATCTAAATAAGAACCGTTAAAATAATCGTGTTTGCTTTCGGATTTGTTAAAATCAGTTTCATTTTTCAAAACTCCCCAATCTTTACAAATCTTTTTATAGTCACGGATCACAGTCCGTTTCATTTTAGATAATTCCGAACTTAAAACAGAAACTTCTTTTTCTGAACTTATAAGGGATTGAATTATTAACTCTAAAATAGATATTGTTTTTGAAGCTCCTTGACCGCCACGTATAATAAATACTGTTTCTTTTGGATTTGATTGTATTAAATCTAAAACTTTGAAGTAAGCCTTTGAAAATAAGTATTTATTATCTGTTTCCAATATCTGGCATATTTGGAATGTTAAGACTGCCTTTTATTTCAGTTTCTTGTTTCTCAACTAATCCGTTTAAACGTTGAGTAATGCTCGGATTGTATATCCCTGCCATCCCTCCCTCTATTTGGTCTGTTCTTACAGCTTTTCTTATGCGTTGACAGATAGTTGAATAATCTGAGTACCTATTATCGGAATTAGCAAAATAATTACTTAAATCGCTTATAATTCCATTGTCGTAACACCAACATTCAAAACCGTCAACTGATAATGGTCTTTCTTTTTCTCTAAATACAGTTTCAGCATCTTTACCAACCCAATCCTTTACAGTAATAGGATTGCTTTTGGTTTCTTTTTTATAAGCTAAAAAATGCTCCCAAAGTTTTTCAGGTGTTTCTATGTTTTTTGTCCCGTGTGGTCGTGCCATAATAAACAAAATTACAAAATATTATTTAATATAACCTAATTTTATAAAATCATTTCTGTTTTCGTAATTTGGGGCCATATTATTCATTTTACTTTCAAAAGTAAGATATTCAATTTTACCTTCAAAATATAATATCCTGGCAATTATATCCTGCTGGTTTTTATCGAGTGATTGTATTCCATGATTACGGGGAATGATACTATCCCTTTTCATTATTGATCGTATGATATGAATTTCAACACCACATACTTTGGCAAATTGGGATATTGTTTTCATAGAGCTACTGCCTTCCAATCGTAATCAAAGGACTTTTTTAGTTTGACCCATTCTGAATAAGTCATGATAGTTTCGTGTTCTTTTTTTGTTTCTCTATTTACTGCCGTTATTTTTAGTTTGGCATCTGCTGAAATTAAGTGTTTCATATTGGCATAATTTAGTTGGTATAGTTGGTTGGTATAAACGCCTTTATATATAAGGCGTTTATACCATTATACCAGTATAGTGGTATGGTATAGTGGTATAGTGTGTTTTATACCACTTTTTAATATTATTTTTATTACAATTATTCATTAAAATATATAATTTTGATTTTCAATTACGTTTCCGAGATAATACTTACTATCTTCTTGATTTTTAAAAACATAGGATGTTTCAATTAAATCTTTACTGTAAACTTTCGCATACATTTCACTCACTGTTTCGGCTGTTTTTGATAAAAAAGACCTTCTAAATTTATCTTCAAACTCTCCACGTCCTAATCCTAAATTTTTTGAACTACCAAAAATATCATTTAAAATGTCAATTTTATATAATTCAAACAATTCTTTTTTGGTTCTTTTTTTAGTTGGCGTATTGCTAAAAACATAATCTACAATTTCAGGAACTCCATTTTCAGATATTTCAAAAGCAAATGGAAGGGGTTTTTTATTTCTTGTGCTTAAAGTTTCAACTATTTTAATGGATTCGTTTTCTTTATCGGAAGTTATCTGAATAACAGTTTCAGATTTGTTCATTAGTATCGTTCCTAAATGCCCTCTCATTTTACTATTTTCACTTGGATTTTGGTGCAATACGTTTATAATGTGAATATCACGTTCCACACTCCATTTTCTTAAATTTGACGCCATTATAGAGCTTTCTTTAATATCATTAGTATCATATATCAAATCGGCAATACCATCGATTATAACTACTCCTAAACCTTCGGTATTGTATATTAAATCACGTGTATAATTTCTTCGTTGTTCTATGTCTATTGCATCGAAGTTAAACATCAATAAGTTATCAATTTTCTTTTCACCAACTGAATCTAAAATACGTTTCAGAATTAATAAAATATGATAGTCCGATTGTTCGGTATCAATATACAATATTTTATCTTTTCCTTTTGGAAGGTATGATTTTAAAGTATTTTGAAATTCTCCTTTGTGTAGCATAGCCATGTTTAAAATAGTTAATAAAAAAGTCTTACCTACTTTTGCTTTTCCGGTAACACAAGATATATTTTTACGTGTCATGACCATTGATTCAAAAAATGATAGGGCCACATCTGGAATAGGAATAGTATCGCTTGGAAGTATTCTATATTTAAGAATGTCTTGATAGGATATTTCTTTGTTTTCTATTATTGGTATTAGTTGTATCGGTTCAAACATTGTTTTTAAAATTTTGGATTGATAAATTAATATTTGATTCTAAATTGTAGATAACTGCGTCTTCACTCCAATTATTACCAACTTTCGCAAACTCTATCGGGTCTAATTGTGGTAGTTTGTCTAAATATCTTTCGTGGATTTCTTCGAGTTCCTTAACCGTTTTAGTTTTTAGAAACGGATCTAGTATCTTTTTTTGTGCAAAGTAGTTTTTGAGTTCCATTGTGCGAAGTGACAAAGACAGCTTCTCAATACAAACAGGCTCATTTAAAACCTTGTTCAATTCCTTGTTGGCAAAGTCTACGTCAGAATAATAAGTAAGCAACTCCGATAAGGTGAATGCATAAAGTTTAGCGAATAAAAGATTATCCTGAATGATGTCTTTTTGATGCAAAGCAAAATACTTGCCTATTTCATTGAAGGCATCTATATCAGTTTGGTTCGGTTTATTTTGTTTCGTTAGAGTGAAACGTAGTCTTTCGAAGGCTTCTTTTAATTTCATAATAAGATAGCTTTTAATCGTTGCTCAATTTCATAAGGCATTTCTCGTTTACCATTTAGGTACATTGATAAACTTGGTTGACTTATATTTAATTGCTCAGCTATCCAGCTTATTTTAAGTCCTCTTTGCTTAATAAATAATTTGTATTTTTTCATATTAGAATAATGTTAGGATTGAATTTTTTTCTTCATTAAATGCTTTATGATTATAAGCATTAAGATTAAAATAAGACTTTTTAAGCTCTATATTTATGCTTTTCCTATCCATTTTTAATGCTTGGCATCCTTCACTACCTACACCGCCAAATGGACTAAAACAAGTATCACCTTTATTACTCCAAAGTAGATAACAATTTCTTATAACAGTCAGTTGAGTTGGTGTCATGTGTTTTTCATCATTGTTTCCTCTCGCTTTTCTAAAGTTTGAAATTGTATCGCTTTCATTTATATCCATCCATACAGGCTCGGCAAGTTTACACCAAGTATCAAAATCAATATCATTTTTAATTGGCACTTCATTTTTTCCTGATTTACGAAATGTTATAATATAATCCGCAAGTCCTGGTCTATTAATGGAACTATCTCTTTTTGTTTGACCGTGCATTAATTGAGTATTTTTAGTTCTAATAGCTGCTAATTGTGGACTTTTTCGAATCATAACTTCAGCGTGAAAATAAAATCCATTCGCTTGAAATAAGCGTATTAAATCTCCTCTTAAATCTTTAATTGATAAAAAACCATCTTTACCAATTCCAGTTGTACCCTGCATAATATGCATAGAAACTAAACGACCATTTTTTAAAACTCTATTTAATTCAGGAACTAAATATTGAAAGTGTGCAAAAAACTCATCATCATTTTGAACATTTGAAAAATCTCTTGGATCATCTGAATAGGTATATAAATCAGAAAATGGAGGACTAAAAAAAGAATAATCAACACTACTATCTTTTAGCTTTTTTATTTCTTCTACGCAATCGCCATTTAATAGCCAATAATTATCTGTTTTAATTTCAGTTTCTTTTACTTCGTCAATTTCTATATTTTCTTTGTAATTCATATCAGCTGTATATTTTGCCATTTGTTTAATTCTTTCAAAGTGTTGAGTTTGTTTTTTTAAAATTGTTTGTCTTACATTCGTTTGACTTTCAGGAATAAGAATATGTACAGTTACTTTTCTTTGTTGACCGAACCTATAACAGCGTCTTACTGCTTGATAAAATGCCTCAAATTTAAAATCATAACTCATAAATATCATTTCATTGCATTGTTGGTAATTCATACCAAATGATGCAATAGAAGTCTTTGTAATTAATGTTTTAAAATCATTATTTGCAAAACCATTTAAATGCTTTGCTTTATATTCTGGACTATCGGACCCTTGCACATTTACGCTATTATGTATTAGTTTGCCTAAAGCATCAGTTTCTGCATTTTTCAAGCCCCAAATAATTTTTTGGTTATCATTTGCATTTACCAATTCTAAAGTTTTTTCAATCCTTGCATCAAAAGAACGGCTTAAATCTTTATGTAAATCAGTTGCGGAAACTGCTACATCTCCAAATAGATTTTCGCTTAAATTTTCCACTTTAATAATATGTTCGATATATTCAATTTCTGGTAAATTATAACCTTCACTACAAAAACCTAAACTTGAAGGATTATCTATTGCCATACTCCAACTACTTACATATTTCCAAAAGTCATCTTGTGCGTGTTTTCTTAATCTCCATTTATCATTTGTTTTTATTTTTTGATCCTGCACAAAAAACATAGCTTTCATATTTTCGTAAGTATCATATCCTAAAAACTGAACGTGCTGCCCTAATTCTATATGGTCATTTGGAGATGGTGTAGCAGTACAACAAAGTTTATAAGGTGTTGTTTTAAAAGTTTCAATAATCAATGATGATAGTTTACCGTCACGGCCTTTTAATATACTAGATTCATCTAATACAACTCCAGAATAAATTGAAGTATCTGTATTTTTTAATTGGTCATAATTTGTAATATCAAAAACATCTAAATCGATACCAAATTTAATAGCCTCGTTTCTTGTTTGCTCAACTATTGCCAAAGGTGCAAGTATTAATACTTTCTTTTTAGTTTTTATTGAAACTTGTTTAGCCCATTCTAATTGGCAAAATGTTTTACCTAAACCACAATCAAAAAAAAATGCAAACTTTCCCTTAAATAAAGCAGTTTTAACTCCGAACTTTTGAAAGTCTTTTAATAATGGATTTAGTTTTGATTCTGAAATTTTAAAGCCACTTTCTATAAAAGTTTTACGCTTTGTTTCTAAAAATTTATTGTATTCTGTCATAGTGTTATAATTTTATTACATTAATTCGGTAAAAAAACCGCATATTATTACGGTTTTGTAAATTTAAGAAAAAGAATCGAACCACAATATAAAATCATCAAAAGTTTTAACGATAATATAAATGCCTAATGCTTTTTCTATTGATAGTTGATATTCTTTTTGTGCATCGCTTTGACGGTCAGCACCCCATTTTATCTCAATCTTAACTGAACGTCCTTTAATAGTTGCGCTAATATCCGCCGTGCCTTTAGTTGAGGTTCCTGGTGTCCAAATTCCAGACCCTATTGTCCTGGTCCTACCTATGCAATCAGTTACTTGTTTTTTACCATCTCGGTATTGGCCTTGTGAACTAATCCTTTCGGCTTGTGAACCGTTGTAAGTTAAGAAGTCAATGACAAGTCTAGTCAAATCATTTGCACCAGCTTCTTTGAGTTTTGGCGGAGGTAAAGTATTTTCACGTCCAATAAACGATGGATACTTTTCTAAAGTATAATTAAGATATAATTGTTCAAAACGTTTCTTATTTTCTTTATTCATTTGGTAAAATTAAGATTTAAAAAACTACCTTATTTATTCAAATATGTAAAAATAAGGTAGTTTTTAGTATTTTTATTTATTAAAAAGGGAGCCCGTCATCCTCAACTTGTCCAGCAGGTTGTTTCGGTGCCGGTGCAAATTCTGCTACTGGCACAGTAGTAGGTGCTGGAGTAGTAGCATCATGTTTAATTAACCATCCCTGCAAAGTATTGAAATATACTTCTTTTCCTGTTGGATCAGTCCACATACGGCCACGAATGTTGATCGAGATAGTCACATTCTCACCTACTTTGAACTTGTCAAGTATTTCGCATTTATCCTGCACAAACTGAATTAGAATGTCTTGCGGGTATTGTTCGTCGGTTGTGACAACGATGTCACGCTTTTTGAATCCACTTGTCCCCACTTCTTTAGTGGTGTCAATCATTTTAATTTTTCCTTGAATTTCCATAGTTTATTTTGTTGCTTGAGTTAATAATTCAGAATGATATATTCCTAGTTGAGAATATTGCGTGTCAGTAATTTCTAGTTTGCCCTCTTCGATATTAGAAATATATTTTTCCACCGTTTCAATATCCATAGTCAAAAGTTTGTCGAATTGCTTTTGATTTAATGTTGGCACTTTTGGAGTTTCAACTACTTCAACGTGTTGTACGTCAACTGTAACTTCGGGCATCTCTTCTGGAACATAAACAGGACCAGAAAACACGTCAGGACAATACCATTTCACACCGTTACTAATCGCACGTGCAAAAAGCATATTTTTTGGGAATTTATCAATATTTTTTGT